GAGGTCTTCCTTCTGCTGCGCGGTGATCGCGTCCGGGTTGTCGAGCCCGAACGTGATCGAGAATGAGTCGAGCGCCGAGAAACCCGTCTGGTATACGGGGTATGGGATCTCTACCATTTCTGCTCCTCAGGTGATGGCGACGGCGCTGGGGAAGTCGCTTGCCAGGCCGATGTCTTCGACGCGGATGTACGAGACGTGCGTCGCGGAGGCCGCCACGAGCACGCTGCCGCCGCCGGAGTTGCGGAGGTAGGTGGCGACCAATGGCGCGGACACGTCCGCCCCGGTGGTGTTGGTGCAGATCTGCGAGCTGTAGTAGTCCACGTTGGTGCCGTTGACCGGGATGTAGAGCCGGAAACTCTCCAGGTAGACGGTGCCGGATGTGTTGGTCTTGCGGACCTTGAGCGTCATGGTGTCGCCCCCGGCGGACGACTGGGCGAGGCCCCGGAGGGCGATCCTGTAGGCCCGGCCGGTGCGGAAGGTCAGAGCGGCCGAGGTGATGGCGATGGCCTCGGTGGTCGTGGTGGTGGCCGTGTTGGCGGTGATCGGCGCGTATCCGATGACGTGCTGCATGCTGTCGGTGAGCCGCTGCTGGGTGATCCGCTGCCCTGCAAGCAAAGCCATTCCGTACTCCTTACAGGGGGACGATGGTGGGCTGCGCGAGGCGGAGATCCTCGCCCGCGCTCTGCGATTTCTCGATGCCGTTGACGGAGCGGGTGACCGTCCACCGCTGCGGGGTGATCACCTCGAAGTCGTCGTAGGCGAACTGGGGATTCACGTTCGTGTTGGTGGCGAACGCGGAGCACGTGATGCCGACGGCACCGGACGCGATCGGGTCGGTCTCGACGGTTTCGTCGAACTGCCACGCCCCGGGTTCGCGCTGGCCGTCGGGCCAGACCCTGGCGCGTACGCGCTGGCCGTCGATCCGTACCCGCAGCCACAGTTTGGTGCCGGCGCCGTAGGTGTAGGGGGGCGTGACGGTGGAGCCGATCGGGGTGACGACATGCGTCAGCTGGATGCCGATGGTGCCGTCCGTGCGCAGCAGCAGACGGCAGCGGTAGTAGCTGCCGCTGGCCCGCAGCAGCACCGCGGGCAGGAAGGAGTTTCCGGTGGCCAGCTGGTTTGGGGTGATGGAGACGAGGATCTGGCAGTCTGCGACGTCTTCGATGATCTGCTGGAAGCGGATCGTGTCCGGGTTGGCCTGCAGGGTGATGATCCCGCTCGAGCCGTTCACGCTCCGGTCGGACGCCACGCCGCCGACCTCGGACCAGGTGTGCCCGGAGTCGGCGGCCCCCCAGGTGTCCGTTCCCACCCGTGTGAAGGCGTCCCATGCGAGGGGCTCGATCGCGGTCGCGGTGACGACCTCACCTCCGACGCGCACGTCGAAGGGGAGATCGCTGTCGTCCGTGGGGTCCAGGCCGGCGGTGGTGACCCAGCCCCCTTCGGGCGTGTGGACGATGAGCTCCGTGTCGGCGGCGCCGACCGTGTCGGCGAGCTCACTGCCGTCGGTGTCGACGCGGACCGCCGGCCCGTCGTCTGCCGGGTTGTCAGCGGCGACGGTGGCTACCGTCCACGGCCCGGCGGGTGTGGCGTTGATGAAGACGTCCCACGTGTACTGGTCGAGGACCTCGGTGTAGCCCTGGCCGAGGAAGTCGATCGTGTCCGGCGGTAGCCAGGCCGGCGGATGGGCGATCTGGCCGCGGTCGCCGATCCGGAAGCGCAGCCAGGCCGGGATCAGGTGCGGCGCCGCGTGCAGCATCAGGTGGATCGCCGGGTAGCGGGCCTCGTCCCACGTGCCCAGGTGGGCGCGCCATCCGGCGATCGGCTCGGTCTGCTCGTCGGTGTGCAGGTTGAGGGTGACCGCGTCGTCGTAGATGCCGACGCCGCCGTCCTCCGGGGCGAGCACGGACAGCGGCCCGTCCTTGACGACCACGCGGGCGCTGCTCCCGCCGGCGCGGGTGACGGTGCGGTCGTTGCGCAGCTGCTGGTCGTCCTCGATCGGTTCCAGCGGCGGGGGGACTTCGCCCTCTGCCGTGTAGTCCAGGGCCAGGACGACCGGCTGGTTGTAGAGGCTGCTGCGGTGTCGGTAGACCAGGGCGAGGCGCTCGCGGTCCTCGTGCAGGATGCCGCCGTCGGCGTCTGCGCAGTCGCGCAGGAGCTCGAGCAGGGCGGCCGGCCGCTGCGGGCCCATCGCCTCGGCCAGGCTGCCGGAGCCTGCGGTCTGGCTGATGTTCAGGCGGGTCTCCTCGTCGGCGAGGCGGTCCAGGCGCTCGGCCGCGGTCTCGCCCGCCCACGCGGTGATCGCCCCGTCGTATGCGGCGCTGAAAGCTGATGGCCAGACGGAGATGTGGCCGATGGCCATGCCGTCCAGCGCGGCCGCGAATCCGTCGGCCGGGCTGGTGACCGCCGACACCGGGCCGAGCGTTCCGGCGAAGGACGTGCCGAAGCCGCCGGCGTCGCCGCCGATGTCCTGCCATTCGACCCGCCAGTCGACGGTGGCGCCGTTCTGCAGGGCGTAGAAGCGGACCGCGACCCACTGATGGAACAGGTCACCGGAGGTGAGGGGGTGGTTCTCGAAGACGAGTACGCCTTCGGCGTCGTAGCCGCGGATCCGGCTGCCGTTCTCGCGGGACTGGATGAACCACTCCCGCACCGTCCCGCTGGAGCATGCGATCCGCATGAACGTCCAGTAGGTTGCCGGGTCCGGGTTGTCGTTGCGGTAGATCCACCGCACCTGCCAGCCAGTCCACCCGGCAGACGGGGCGGGCACGACACCGGACATGTGCCGCGCCACACCGGTGGTGGAGGCGAGGACGGGCAGAGGGTTGGACGCGGGCAGGCTGTCGGCCTCGGCCCAGGTGACGCCGTCCATCCGCAGCGGGCGGACGCCGGCGATCGGCGAGTACGCCTGGACCGCGTCGGCGCCTTCCTCCATGGGCCAGTAGGCGAGCGGCTCGAAGCTGGGCACCGCGCGGCGCAGCGTGCTGTCGAGGGCCTTGTTGCCCTGGCCGAGGCGGCGCATGACGCCGGCCGCCTCGATCGGTGTCCACACGTCCTTGCCCGAGACGTCCCAGCGGGGTGGCCAGGCGCTGACCTCGCCGGTGAAGCGGGGTTCCCGGTCGGCGATCTCGGCTGTGCCTTGCAGGGTCCAGGTGCGGCCGACGCTGTCGACGAACACGGTGGTGCCGACGCTCTGGGCGGTGAAGTCCGGGGCGGCGACCAGCGTTCCGCCGATCCCGTTGCGCAGCTCGAAGGCGTGGACACGTCCGACGAACGGCAGGTTGGTGATCCCGTCCGCAGCGCCCAGCTCGAGTTCGGCGGTGCCGGCGTGGACGCTGGTGGTCCCCGCGGTGATGACCGGGTCGCCGAGCTGGGTCCAGGGTCCGGCGATGCTGTCAGCCGTGTAGAAGGTCACCGTGTTGCCACCGCTGCCGTTGTTGACGTCGAGGGTGGCCCGCAGGGCGAGCCGCACCCCGACCGACGGGGGCAGCGTCTGCGTCGACCGGATCGTGACGGCGTTGGTGAAGGTGCCGTCCGGGGACCAGCGCAGGTACAGCTCGCCTACGTTGGTGATCTGGAAGAACCACGAGCGCTGGTCCCCTGTGATCGCGTCGTACTTGGCGGCCAGCTCCCGGAAGATGCCCCACGTGCTGGGCGTGATCTCGATTCGGATGTCGAGGTCGCCCGTGATGTCGAGGGCCGCGGTGTCCGGGGTGGTGGCCTTGGTGTCGGTGTCGCCGTCGAGCAGCAGGTACGGGGCGGCCGCGGGCAGGGACACGCGGAGCGGAGTGTTCCTGCCCAGCTGCCCGAAGTACGGCGACAGCGGGTTGCGCCCGCTGAACCTGCCGTCCCTGTTGTTCAGCGTCAGGGTGCAGCGGGACGGCTCCACCCGCTGCCCCTCGTCGGGCCGGCCTGCCGTGATGGTGATCGGCTCACGGGTGTAGACGTACTCGGTGATGTCGGTCCACACCCCGCCGAGCTGCAGCTCGGTCCTGACCTCCAGCGGGTCATCCGGAAACGCCATAGCTAGCCCCCCGTTCCTTGTCCGATTACCGCCTGTACGTTGCCTCCGCGCACGCGGATGGCCTTGCGCAGAATCTCCACCAGGAGGTCGTCGAGCTTCGACCCGCCGGAGCGGACCTCCAGCACGACCGCCCCGCCGGCCCCGCCGCCCGGGCGGCCCATGACCGGCGCCATCTGCCGTCCTGCGGCCGAGGCTGCGGCCGCCGTCGGCGGGGTGATGAGCGTGGACATCTCCCGGTCCAGTGCCGGGGCTCCGTCCTGAATGCCTTCGACGACACCGGCCGGGATCCACCGGCCCACGACTTCGGCCATCACGCGCGAGGGGCTGGAGATGCCGAGCGCCTTGGCGATCGGGCCGGGGATCAGGTTGCGGGCCCAGCCCATCAGGGTGTCCCGCAGCCAGCCGCCCATGGCCTTGATGCCGTTCCACAGACCCATGACCAGGTCACGGCCCTTGCTGTACAGGGTGCCGCCCAGATTGCCGATGGCCCGGCCGATCCGGCCGGGCAGGCCGCGGACCCAGCCGACCATGGCCATGGCCTTGGTGATGGTGCCGGTCTTGATCCGGTCCCAGTGCTGAATGAACCAGCGCACCAGCGGGATGTTCTGGATGTAGCCGAGGATCATCTGACCGATGCCGACGATCTTTCCCCAGATCCAGTCCCAGGCCTTGCCGGTGAACTCGGTGATCTTGTCCCAGTTGAGGATGATGATGGCGACCAGGCCGACGATCAGGGCGATGATCCAGCCGATGGGGCCCATGGCGATCAGCCACTGGGCGGCCATCGTCGCCGCCCAGATGACAGCGCGGGCGGCCATCAGCGCGAACTGTGCGACCGAGACGACCGCGGCCCGGATCACGGCCGCCACCCACGTTCCGATGGACACCAGGGCCGAGCCGATCCAGGCGCCGGCGGTGGTCGCCGCGGAGAGGACCGCGGCGCCGGCGATGCGGGCGTAGACCATCAGGCCGATGCCCATCATCCGCATCCAGTTGCCCATCACGCCCCACGCGGAGGCGGACATGATGGCGTGCGCGCCGGCCACGACCGCGCCCACCGCGGCGTAGACCATCATCGAGGCCTTCACCACCAGGACCAGCGCGGCGAGCCCCGCCAGGGTGTACATCAGCGGCACCATGACGCCCTGGTTCTTCATCGCGAAGTCGACGAAACCGCCGGCCGCCTCGCCCAACTCGCCCATCACCTTGCGCTTGAACGACTCCAGCTGCGCCTTCGAGTTGTCGCCGACCGAGGCGACCAGCTTGTCCGTGGACCCAGCAGCCTTGTCCATGCCCGCAGCCGCCGCAGCGGAGGCCGGATCGAGCGCGAACAGCGACGCGCCCATCACGTTGCCCGGGTCGCCGAACAGAGCAGCCGCCGCGTTGAGCTTGACGGTCTCGTCCTTGGTGCCCCGCAGCCCATCCATCGTCTTCTGCAGGGCCTGCTCGGCGGACTCGCCGCCCTCCCCGAGCAGCTTCGCCATCTCCTTGCTGTTCAGGCCGATGCTCTCGAAGGCATCGTCAACCGCGGTGCCGCCGGCCAGCGCGCGCTCACCGAACTGGCCGATCGCGTCGGCCACCTGGTCGGCGTCGCGGGCACCGGCCTTGAGCGCCTGGGACAGCAGCCCGGTCGCGGTCTGCCCGTCCAGGCCCACACGGCGCCACTGAGTCGAGTACTCGTTGAGCGTCTCGAGGTAGTCGCCGGACTTGTCGGCGCTGGACTGCAGACCGGTCGTGATGATGTCGAACGCTTCCTCCGCACTGTCGGCCAGGCCGGTGCGCATCAGCTGACCGACCGCGGCCGTGGCCATGGTGAGGTCCTGGTCGAACGTTTCGGCCAGGGCCAGCGCCTTGGTGGTGACGCCCTCGAGGCCGCCCTCCGCGTCGGACACGTCACCGATGTTCTGGTGGACGCCCTTGATGGCGAGGTTGACGGTCTCGATCGAGTCGCCCCACGCGTTCTCGTACACGCTGGCCGCCACCTTGGACAGCTCGGCGGCTTCGGCCGGCCCGGCGCCGAGCTGGGCGGCGAGCTTGTCCCCGGCGGCCTCCATGTCGAGGTGGGTCATGACGCCCACGCCGAGGGCCGCGGCGAAGCCTGCGCCGATAC